CCACTGAACTGTTCCCCCACGCCACCACTGAACTGTTCCCCCGCGCCTCCACTGAACTGTTCTCCCACGCCACCACTGAACTGTTCCCCCACGCCTCCACTGAACTGTTCTCCCGCGCCTCCACTTGTAGGTAATACTGTTTGTCTACAACTATTCTTTTCCAGTAAGTGCCTCCTTCGATTTGGATCTGTACCGCATCTTTTACATCTACCTTATTTAAATCTTCTTGTGTTTTAACTACTATTGTTTTCATACTAATCTGTTTTCTTTACTAATGTAATAACAATCCTGTCTGAATGTACAGAGTACTCGACCATACGCGCGACGTTTATACCAACCTGAGCAATAATCCCATCAAGGGCAATATCCAAGTCGGTATGTGCCCTTTTCTGGTACTCCTCTGCTACCCTTTTCACTTCGTTCACGACTGCCACTTCTATCGCTTTTTCTACACCTTCTACAAATGTTTGTGCCATACGTTTAGAAAGCCAACTCCGCTACTAATCTATTCACCTCACTCAGCACCTCGACCTGGTACTGCTTGTACAACTCTATATCTTCAAGCAAGTCTTCCCTGTAAAAAGTGAGGAAAAACATAGGCTTTGCTGTTACTCGTGGATCGTAGAATACGAAGTCCAGTCGCTCACACTTTGGGTTCACGATAAAATACTGCAACTTCTGAAACTCGTACTCGCTCGGTATCTGCTTCTCAAAGTACGCTTGCAGGTACTTCGGAGTGGATAGACACTTCACCTCTGCCATACGCTTGCTGTCCTTGCTCAGTCCGTCCGGTGAAACTGCCATTTCAGGGTTCTCGTCAGAGATACAGAATAGTCCTCTTCGGAACGTAACGCCTTCCTCTTTCTCAAACAGCGAAAGCGCCTCGTCTTCCAAACGGTGTCCTCTGTCCATAGGATTTTCGTCCCCTGCTTCAAGTGCAATGTTGTCCGCTACAAGCTCATAGAACCCCAACTTGCGACCTGTACCACGCTTCACTACGATATCCCCAAGTTTGCTACCAGTGATTTTGCCTCGTCGTGCTTCGAGCCACTCCGGCGTATTCTGTTCTAAGTTCTCAATTATTTTCATATGTTAGTTTAAGTCTAGTGGTAGTAATGATGGGTCAACTTCTCCTTCTTCAACTTTGACGTCCTTCTTCGTTGGTGCTTTCTTTTTAATGCCAGACGGAGCAGTTGTCGGCTCTTGCACTGCTACCTTCTCTGGTGCCACTGGGACGTTAGTGAGTCGCTTGTATGTCGCATTCTTCGTTGCAATAACATCTGCGTCTGCAAGCATTCCACACGCGAGAAACTTCTCCTTCAACTCGTCTACTGTTTTGCACGCTTCAAGCATCTTCACGATTGCGTTCACCCCCTCCTTTTTCTTCTCTTGAAAACTGTGGAACTCCTCCATTTCTTCTGACGAAGCAATTTCTCCACCTGCCAAATAACCAAGAAACGCTAGTGCTCGTCCCACGGCTAGTGTCTCCTGTTTTTCAAACCCTTTGTCATTTGAAACGGTGCCCATAGAGTTGCCTGTTGCGCGAGCAGAGTTCTGGTCATTCAGATCCTTAATAATAGTGGCTTTGAAAAACATTTGTCCTCCGTCGAGCAACGTAGGAACTGTCTCGATTGAACCGTTTGGGTTTTCTTCACGGAAGATTTTGATACGGTCAGCAACCTTTGCGTAGTCAATGTCAAGAACTTTCTTTTCACCTGTTCTCTTGTCGGTATACGTTTTTTGGATGCGCGTAGTCTTTGTCCTTTTTTCCATACTTATTCTTCTGCACACCCTAGTTGAATGTTCGACCTTTGTGCAACTCTCGTCGCCTGTTTTGCAAAGTAGTTGTTCTTTGCTGTACTGATCTTAAACTCACTTTTTTTCTGCATACTTTTGTATAATTACTTGGTAATATACTCAGACTATCACCTGTGGAAATGTTTGCAAGGCGTATATACAAAATAGCTGTTGATAAGTAAAAAATACCCTTGTTTTGCTGATGTTATTTTAGTGTTGTGTGGTAGTCTTAAAACCGTGCACCAGAGTCTTGGAAACAAGAACAATTCAAACAGTAAAACAGCTACCCGTTTCGTGGTAGCTGTTTTACTTTTTCCACATGACACGAACACAAAGCGTGTGTATACTACTCATGAGGTACGTTGGGTGGTGTGTAGATCAGAAGTACCTGGAACTATAAAACAATGAAAGGAAACGAAAAAGACTGTATATGTCAAAAGTCACAAGGAACTCACACAAAGAAATGTGATTCTTATAGACTGTCTCAGTTCTTCTTGAAATGTGCTGGAACTTTGTATCTTAAATAGGAATGGCGGAGAGTAACGCAACGTAATGAAGGGTGACTATACGAGTTAGATTTCGGTGCGACTCCGAACTAGAGCTAGGGCTATTCTCGGCAATTCCCTTCTTCCTATTTAAGATAGAGAGTTTCAAACTTTGTTTGTTGTAATGCGTTTATCCACATGACCCATCTTGGCTTGGTGTTTGCAACATTGTATACTTTCCTATAGGCTATACAGTCTACCTTGGACTTCTTTATCTGTTGCTCGCTTCCAAGGGGGCGACAGGTGAAGAAGAAATAAAAAAACTGCGTAGCTTTTAATAATCACTTAAAAGTTGTTTTTATGAGCGTATCACGCATGATTGATTCTCGTTTTTGGTCGGATAGTTTTGTGGTGGATAAACTAAATCCTCTTGACAGGTATCTGTTTCTGTATTTTATTACAAACGAAAGAACAAACCTTTCCGGTGTGTATGAAGTACCACTACGAACGATCTCAAATGAGACTGGAATAGAAAAAGAGGAAATAGTGAGAATGATGGAAAGATTGAGAGGAAAAGTGGAGTATAAAGACGGGTGGGTGTGTTTGGTGAACTTTACAAAACATCAGAACATGAAGAACGGTTCTATCGTAAAAGGTATAGAAAACAAGCTAAATGAGCTTCCTGAGTCGATAAAACTATGGGTTTCTGAACTCAGAAATACACACCACTCGTATACCACTGGTATACCACTCGTACACGAGCCGTATACGTCTCCCGACAAAGGAATTGAATTAAAAGGAATTAAAAGGAAAGGAAAGGAAGAGAATACAGCACCAACAAAAACAGCAGAGGATTCCTTTTTTTCAACTCTTGAAGATAATCTCGTACCGACAGCGGGACTACCACTCGAAGAAGTGAGGAAGTTCCACCGGTACTGGGGTGAGAAAAACAGGAAAGGAAAAATGAAGTGGGAGTTGCAAAAAACATTTGAACTCACCAGACGTATGGCAACGTGGAGAGAGCGAGCGTTTGGAATTACTAACCAACAAGAAGAAACTATACACCTGTAACAACATGTCAAAACTTTATCTCAAAGGGGTGCAAAAACCCATCACCATTACAACTTCACAAGCTAGAAACTTAAACCTGCTGTACGAAAACAGTTTGATATCACCGAAAAAGAGCATCAACCTGGACGGACTTCGTTTCAACAAGGAGGATATTAAATACATCATCGAAAACGACGTGGAGGACAACATGAGCGAAAGGTCGGACGCAAAGAAAGTAGAAAACGATGGTTACTACAACGACGTGAATACTGCTTTCACCAAGGAAGTAGCAAGACTTTGTGATCTTTCTGTCGAAGAAAAGTCCAACGACACGAGACTGTACCAGTTGGCCTGGGCAGGATTCTCAATGTCACCTGTTGCACCAGAGTTTTTGGAAGAAGTGAAGACGAGACAGCGAACTTTCTTTGAAGCTCACCCAACATACCCATACGCGTCGATTTCGGTAGTCGACTTGCTTCCAAAAGAGAAGTCAGAACAGGACTCGGTGCGTGAGTTTTCTCCGGCGTTTGTTTCTAGTAAAATAAACTCGATAGTAGCTGAGGCATACAGGACAGCGAAGTTCATTGGAAAAATATGATTAAAATCGTCCTTGCTGGAATGGCGCCAGCCAAGAAAAACTCAAAAAGATGGATTCAGAGGGGTGGACTGAGGTTCCTAGTACCCTCAGAAAGGCATGAAACGTGGCATGGTGGGGCTTTTGTAGAAGTTTTGAGGCAGACTAAGGGTGTACGTCAAAAGATGCCCTTAAATGTCCAAAAAATCGAAATGACGTTTTACTGCGCTGACAAGAGGCGGAGAGACAGCACGAACTGTGCGGAGAGTATCATGGACTTGTTGGTGGATGTGGGGGTGATCAAGGACGACAACATGATCGAAGTACCAGAACTGAGACTTGTGTACGGAGGGGTGGTAAAGGAAAACGCTAGAACGGAAATCATTATTTATCTATGAAACTAATCTTGCAACTTTGCGCTGACACAGGAAGTGATACAAAACCGTACCGAGACGCAGGGTACGATGTTATTCTTGTCGGGAAAGAAATCGGAGTAGAAAACTATCACCCTCCAAAAAACGTATACGGTATAATTGCTAACCCAGTATGTACGGAGTTCTCGACAGCAAGGAGTGACGGAAAAGCAAGAAACCCAGAAGAGGGTATGAAACTTGTGAACGAGTGTTTGAGAATTATAGATGAGTGTGACGACTCTCTAAAGTTTTGGGTAATAGAGAAAACCCTGCTCGTGGAGTACTAAAAGACTTTTTGGGGCCTCCTCAGTTTCAATACCAACCGTGGGAGTACGGAAGTCCGTGGACTAAACATACCGCTCTGTGGGGAAAGTTCAACACACCTCCTAAGTTGTTCCAAAAGTGGGAAGACGTACCTAAAATACCAGAGCTTTATACACGACCTGGAAGGGGAAAGCCATCACTCGCTTTTATGCACGCAAAAGCACACATGAAGTTTATTCGAGAGTTTGACTGTTTCGCAGAGGAAATACTTAAAAAACCATCAAGAGACAAAAAGAACGGAGGAGGTGCAGACATGGAGTTTCGATCACTAAACTCTCAGAAGTTTGCCAAGGCTTTTTTTGAAGCCAATCGGTGAGTGTTAGAAACTTTTATAAGTTTCACTCCACAGACACCGCTATCCACAGGGACAAAACAATGAAAAATGTTAAAATTAAATTGTACCAATTTAAATAACAAAGCATGATAAAAATAAAGTTTTTCCTACCTGACGAAAGCGACGACGCAAACCATTTTCTTGAACAGAACGGAAACGCAAATGGTGTGATCGCATATACCACAAACGGTATCTATGTCACGTATGAAGACGGGGTGTTTACTGACGGGATGAAGAAGACCGTGCTTTTTAATAAGATGATCGACGCACAGAAGAAGAAGACCATTGTGGAAGCGGACTATAACCGTGACGCAAAGGATTACAGCGTGTTTTCACAGGAGGTGGTTGACTTGAAAGAGAAGATCGCAAACTGTAGTGACCCTGCTGAGGCAAAGAAGTTGAAAGGGGATCTTAAAACGTCTGAGGATGCTGCACAAAACGCAAGTAACCAAATGCTTCTTCAGCTTGGAACGATGAGAGTGTACGACAAGGAGATTGACGGATGTAAACTTGTGCTAGAGGCAATGAACCATGCTTAGGATAGACATAGCGACAATTCCAACTGAAAGTCAGCGCTATAAAACGCTTGGAGACTACTATGCAAAATACTCAGGAGGACTTATTTTTGATGTAGTTGCAGTTTCAGACATGGGGAATCGTTACTACGAGTTTCTTATTGCTCTACACGAAGTGGTAGAAATGTGTCTTTGTCAGAAACGAGGAATCAAAGAAGAAGACATTACTGCTTTTGATGTAGCTTTTGATAAAGATGGGGAGCCAGGAGACGACCCACGTGCTCCGTACTTCAAAGAACATCAGTTTGCCACCACATTGGAGAAAATGATGTGTGCTGAGCTTGGTATAGATTGGGACGTTTATAATCAGTTTTGTGACCAGTTTTTCAAGTCTACGTATGACAATAGTAAAGTCGCTTAAAATGCCTGATCACGGGCATCCACACAGAGTACACAGGAAAAAGAGAAAGACCGTGGATAGAAGTAAACTTGACCGGAGAAAGAGAATAGAAAGGAAGAAGAAGTTGGAGGAGATAAAATTAAAAGAACTATCACAATTATAGGACTTTATAACATGAAAATTAAAATACTTTCGCCAGAAGACCAAAGAAACTATAGACGAAGAAAGAACATGGAGAAGCACATGCGTATAGCAAGAGCAACCACTGGTGCTGTGAGAGAGAAGCATTTACAGAAAGCAAAGGGGTTGCTCGATAAGTACAAGTCACTAGATGAAAAAGCAACTGTCTCCTAGCACTGTAAAACACAACAAGTGGAAGGAAAGAAACAGGGAAAAGTACCTTGAGTACAAAAGGAATTGGACAAGAGCGTACAGGGGATCTAAGTTGCCAGTGAATTGGGACATACTCCTCACGTGTGAAGGGGAGCGAAAAAGAAAAAGTGTACTCAAGGTGCCGTCTAGTGAGAGGGTAAAACTCACGAAGTACAAACCAGTAGCTCCAATAGTGGACGGTAAAGTGAGATGTGCTAGGTGCGAGTGTGTGTTGAAAGAAGGTGAAGTAGTACATTGTGGGTATTGCATACGCAAACAAAAAAGTCATGGAAATAGTACCAACTAAAAAGACAACAAAGAAGCGTTCTGACAACGCTAGACAAGTGGCAAGAAAAGTGTCGGAAAATATCGGAACGGGAAAGAAGGTAGATTTGGGGGAAATAATAAGGAAACAAGGGTATTCCGATAAGACTTCACAGACACCGCAGAGAGTCACTGAAACTAAATCGTATCAGGAGGAAATAGCCCCTATTGTTGCAAAAATGATGCAACAGCGTGAAAGGATGATGGAGGCTATTGCTAATAAGAATTTGGATAAAAACAGTCTTCGTGATTTGGTGGATGGTATAGACAAGCTCACCAAGAACGTGCAACTTTTATCAGGTAAAGACACCTCAAAGAACAACGTGGTGTTTGGGTGGGAAGAATAAAAAATGCCACCAACGATTAAACGAATACCCTACAAGCCTCGCAAGTGGTCGTGGTTGCTTCACAACACCTTGAAACGGTGGATTGTGATCGTCATACACCGCCGAGGAGGAAAGACGACAGCCGTCCTCAACCATCTTCAAAGAGATTGCCTACGAAATGCACACGCACAGTATGCTTTCGTTGCTGTAACATACAAGCAAGCAAAGCGAGTAGCGTGGAAGATGTTGAAGACTATCGCTGAACCTACTGGAGCCGTACCGAACGAAGCAGATCTAACAATGACCTACCAGAATGGGTCTATTTTGTATCTACTAGGTTCTGAAAACGTGGACGCGCTTCGTGGTATGAGTCTGTGGGGTGGTGGGCAAGACGAGGCTTCACAGCAACCGTCTGAACTGTTTTCTTCCGTCATTTCAAAGTGTTTGGCAGATCACCTCGGCTACTGGATATTTCTAGGAACACCAAAAGGAAAAAACGAGTTCTACAGAACGTATCAGAACGGGTTAGAGCACCCAGACGACTGGCAAGTGGTGTTCCGAACCATTGACGACACTCTCGCAGAGGAAGAAGGAGAAACGATAGACAACTTGCGCGTCGCTCTCGAAGACGATAGGAAACTTGTAGAACAGGGGCAGATGACACAAGAGGAGTTCGATCAGGAGTGGTACTGCTCGTTTGACGCTGCGATTAAGGGTGCATACTACGCAAAGCAGATCAGCAAAGCACGAAAAGAAGGCAGAATAGGGAAGTGGCCTGTGGACAGAAGTGTGCCAGTCTACACCGTTTCTGACCTCGGTGTTGGTACACAGTTTGCTACTGGGTTTTTCCAGGTGGTTGGTAAAGAGATTCACCTTGTAGACGTTTGGGAAGGAAGCGAAAAAGACGGACTGCCTGAGTGGAAAGAGATGATAACAAAAAAGGGGTACAAGTACGGAAAGCATTTCGCTCCACACGACATACGTCAAACCGAGTTTACAACTGGAAAGACAAGAATTGATACAGCAAAATCACTCGGTATAAACTTTGAGATAGTACACAGTATGTCTGTAGACGACGGAATAGACGCAGGGCGACTTGCTTTTGACCGTCTTTGGATAAATGAGGCAACGTGTAGCTACTTTGTGGATGCAATATCGCAGTACTGCCAAGAGTGGGACGAGGCGCGTGGGATGTTTGTGCCTAAACCGTACAAGAACTGGACGTCTCACATGGCAGATATGTGGCGTTATGCTGCTATCGAGGAGAAAAATATGTCCGTGTCTGAGTATGACGACTACGAACAGCCTGAGTACGAAGCACCAGGAGACGCTGAGATTTTAATACCGAAAAAGAAAGAAAAGAACGAAATGGAAGGGAAGCTACACAGAGCGGAAGTAGACTTTTACGAGCAACCAGACTACCAAAAGCCTGGGTTTGATGAATAGTCCATGTCTAACATTATCGTCATTTGCAACAACCAAAAGTGCCGAGTCGGAAGGTACGAAGTGCAACCGGGCAGAACACCAACGTCAAACACTTCGATACTCGACTATGTTATTTGCCCTCACTGCAACGTCCCTAGAAACCCTAAGTTGTGGATAGGGCGTAACGTGGCACAGATGTGCAAGGAGTGTCACAGACCTTTTACTAAAAAGTACAGAGCAAGGTTTGGAATGTGCAACATGTGCTACACACGGTGGTATAGATTACAAAAAAAGAAGCAGTGTTATGATGCGAACAATGGCAAAAACTTCGACAGTAGTTTCCAAGGAGCTACGAGAAAAACTAACGAAGATAGCAGTGAAGCAACTGGAAACGTCCAGCGACTACAAGAAGCCACGCATGGAGGTGATACAGAAGTACCTGCGTTTCTACAACAACCAAGTACCGAAGAAACTGCGACAACTGTTTAACATCCCTGTCCCTGCGTTTTCTGGCATGATCGACACGATGCTGTCTGACTTCGACGAGCCTATTACGCTTATTTTTAAGCCACAAGACCCGTCAGACTACTTTAAAAGCAAGAAAGTAACCGCAGCGTGGGAAATAGAGAGAAACAGCACACGAGCAGGTGCAAAGTGGGACGAAAAAGTGCGATGGGATAAGAAAAACGCCGTATTTTCAGGGCGTGGAATCATTCGCTACGACACACAGAGCGACCCACAGTACTCAAGCAACTTTCGTGCAGTAAACTACAAGTATTTTCACTGTCAGCCACTTGGAGGAGGACACCTTGAAAACCACTTGTTCGCAGGGGAAGAAAACGTGTTTCGTACAAAAGCAGACCTCATCAAAGGAGTGGAGGAGGGTATTTACGACGCAGACGCAGTGGCAACGCTTGTAGACAAAGCAACTGATAGCCAGTACGAAGCACAGATGAGTACAGCTTTGCGAGAGAAGTTTGCTCAGTTCCAGGCACTCAAACTAGATCCAAGCGCGTACAACTACACCGGAGAAACACAGTACAACCTTGCTGAGTGGGGCCTAACATACGAAGGAGTCAGATACTACTTGGTGTTTGACCCGTGGACACAAACAGGTATTCGTTGTGAGGTGCTCAAAGATGTGTATTCGTCTGGCTACTGGCCTTGGATGTCATGGGCAACGCACGAAGACGACGAGAACTTCTGGTCAAAGTCGTATGCAGACGACGTGTACCCTGTCGCGGACAGCATCATGACGATGGCAAACCAAGAGCTTACGAACCGAGAGAAGCGAAACTTCGGAGCACGAGCGTATGACATGGAAATGTTCCCAGACGTTTCAAAGCTCGACTCCGCGCAGTACCGACCAGACCAGCTCGTTCCGGCAGACACAAAGGGCGGAACACGAAGAATAGCCGAAGGTGTGTATCGTTTCGACACACCGGAGCTACAGGGGACTATCAACCTCATCAACTGGCTAGATGGGTACTCCACCAAGCAAATTGGCGTTGGAGACGGTACATCTCAAGCGCACAGTAACAAACCTTCTGTTATCTTTGCACAGCAACAGAAGATGGCAAAGCGCCTTTCATACAAGTCGTCTCCTTTCAGTGAGTGCTACGCAGAAATAGGTATTCGCTTCGTGCAGGGGTTGAAAGACCACATGCCAGCGTCTATGGCAGTGAAAATGCTTGGACAGAACGGTATAGAGTGGGACGAAATCACTCGTATTGACCTCAATACCAAGAGAGACTTCGACATTGAGGTGGTTTCTGGTAACGCAAAGAGTAACGAGGACAAACTCAAGAAAGACGCACGAGTGGCTGCCATTACGCAGATCCTTGGCAACGAAGGGCTTATGAAAGAAGTAAATCCAAAGGTGGTTGTCGAGACAATCTTGAAGGACATCGGAAACTACGACGACGAGCAGATTAAAAACATCATGGACACATCAGACTACGGAAACAAGGAGTCTACAGCAAAAGCATCTGAGTCAATTCAGATACTCCTCACAGACAAGGAGCCAGAAATATACTACGGGGCAAACACAAAGTTCATGCAGATTATCCTTGACTACGCGGTAGACAACAGATCTTCTCTTGGACAAGAAAAGTTTGTAAAGTTCAACGAGTACGTGGCAAAACACGCTCAAATTGCACAGGAAAACATGATGCGTAACGCAAAAATCTCTACTGTAGCACAAAAAGGTCAAACTCCACCACCTGCTCCAACAGCGCCAACTCCTGCCCCTGGGTCTTCTCCTATTCCTTCTCCTGGAACCGGAGCAAATAACATAATGGTTGCGTAATATGCCCCCAGAAATACAACGAGCGCTTGAAAAACTGAAAAACCACCCTGATATTCGTGACGACGAGCATCAGCGTGCCATAGTGTCCGAAATGGAGCGAGACTTGGACGACTTACGCATATCTAAGGAGTTCGCAAACAGTGAAGTGGTGAAGAAGCAGATTGCCATGTTTTTGGGCAAAATTGACTCAATAAACGTGCGTTTGATGACTGAGCGCGCAATGACACAAGAAGAACGCGCAAAACTTTTCAACGACAAAGATATGCTGTCGGTGTACATCAGGATGAACTCTTTGGAAGAAATTGAAGCAAAAGAAGAGTCATTGAAGGAAGAAATACTGCGAGAAGCAGAAGGTTTGTAGTGGAACGTGTTACAAAAAAACAACACTTGCTACCATAATCACATGGAAGACAAATACAAAGGTTCGAGAATAGTCATCAGGTCGCCTAAGTCAAGGTTTGTACCTGGTGCGTCTGATGACAAACCAAGATCACTTCCAAAAAAGGCACCTGTAAAGTTTGCCCCAAAGAAGGATGCAACGGCAGGGATGGACGACATTGTTCCAACCCCGTCACCAAACACTTATTCGAGAATCCCTAAAGGGAAGAAATAATTTTATATTTATGGCAAAAGCAAAACCAGCAGTAGTGGAAGAAGAAGTAGTAGAAAGCCCAGTAGTTGAAGAAGCTACTGTCGCGGAAGAAACACCTGTTGTTGAAGAAACAGCAACAGAAGAAGTAACAACTAAGAAGGGAAAGAAGGTTGTATACCCAGAAATAATCACTTTTGAGCTACACCACCCAGTAATGGAGTTTGACCAAGACCCAGAAATTGATCATCCACTCAAGAAAGACATCATCGACACACTTCACAAGAAGAAAGATGAAAATGGTGACGTTGTAATGCAAACACGCTCGTTCAGCGCTAATGTACACGGTGAAAACTATGTAGAAATCGCTCGTGAGTTCCTTGCAACAAACAGTGGTGCAAAGCAGGTTATTAAAAGTCACAACTTCCCACTTTAAGTAGGAAATTGTGTGGTGAGTATAGTTTTGTGTCATCTATAAACACTATTTGCGGAATAGTCCCCGCACGTATAAATAAGACAAAACAATGACCCCAGATGAAAAACTTATTGCCGATATGGCAAAAGAAGCAGAGTCCCTAGGTATTGATCTCCCGAAGGACAAAGCTGAGGAACAAGAGGAAACCACACCTGAAACTCCTAAAAAAGAAGAAAAAGTGGACGAGGAAGAACCAAAAGGCGACGAAAAAGAAGATGAACCTGAGTCACCAAAAAGTGACGACGAAGAAGAGTCTGAAAAAGAAGAGTCTAAGGAGAAACCTCACAAATCCAAAGTAGTACCCTACGAGTCTCACAGAGCACTCAAGCAAAAGTACAACGAAATGAAGCAGAAGTTGGCAGAAGCTACAACCCAAAAGGAAGTAGACTCCATCACTGACGAAATCGAGGCTATTGCGAAAGAAGCGAACGCAGACCCGAAGGTTATCCAAAAAATTGTAGACCTAGCACGGAAAGGAAAAGAGTCAAAGGTGGAGGAAGGTGAAGAACCTGACGAAGAAGCCGATGATGAGGACGACACAGACACACAGGTAGTCATTGACCCAAAAGCCGAAGCTGAATACTTCGACAAAGAGTGGTCGGAAGTCCTACCAAGTCTCAAAGAAAAGTACCCTGACGCAAGTGAATCTCAGCTCAAAGAAGCCAAGAAACTCATTGATAAGGATTCGCACACTCTCGCAAATAAGGACAAGGAAATCGACTATGTAGTGTGGAAAAACACTAAGGCACTCGATACTCTCCTTGCTTCCCCAAAAAAGAGAGGACTAGAGGCAAGAACACCGGGAGCTATACGACAGGAACAGAACGGAACAATCAAGTCTTTTGATGAAATGTCTGGTGACGACATTCGTAAACTAGACGCTAGTCTGAAAGAAATTGAAATGTCCGAAAGTTCAATGAAACTACACAAAAGATAGAACTACTATAATCTTATGTCTGCAAAAAAAGGTTCTGTGCCTTGGAATAAAGGTAAAAAACTAACAACAGAGCATAAGAGAGCACTGAGTGTTTCACACATAGGAAAGAAGCCGTGGCTTGGTAAAAAACATACCAAAGAATCAAAAGAAAAGAACTCATTATCTAACAAGGGTCGTATTGCTTGGAATCGTACATACTCTGACCCAGCAGAATCAAAAAGGTTCAGAAGTTGGTGCAAGAATAAGAGAAACCGAACAAAGAGACTTCTTGTTAGAGACGGAAAATCTCACACTTTTGCAGAATGGGAACTATTAAAAAAACAGTATGGTAACACCTGTCCTTGCTGTATGAAAAGTGAGCCGGTTATTAAGCTAACCAAAGACCACATCATACCAATAATTAAGGGTGGTACTGACTGCATAGAAAATATACAACCATTATGCCAACCGTGTAATTCTATGAAACACACAAAAATTATTAAGTTTAATATAATTCCCTACAAAACGAAGAAGTAACATTCGAGTAAAGTAGGCATAACCGTGGCAGCATCCCCAAACACAATGGATTTGCAGGAAGTGTGGAGTTTGGAGTACCAAATCACGCACTACAAGCAACCTGTCTACCGTGCTTTCGCTGAGTTCTCTCTTGAGGCAAAGCTTAAGAAAGGTCAGACTGTTCACCGCACATACGCTTCCGACTTCGTTGTAAACGATCTCGGTGGTGACGGTGCATACTCAACACAAGCTGTTTCTGACACTGATGAAACACTCACTGTCTCAACAAAGAAGGAAGTTTCTTTCTACCTCACTGATGTAGAAGAACTCCAGGCACAGCTCCCTGTTCGTATCAAGTACGCACGAAAGGCAATGAACCGCCTTTTCCTACAGATTGACGGTGACGTTCTTTCTGCAGCGTACCAAGCAGCAGGTTCTACTATTGATGATGGTTCTATTGGAGGTACAACTGGAAACAGCATTGTAGCGACAGTAGCAAATGTTCAAAACATCTTCATCAACGCTTTGCAAGCTCTACAGCTTCAAAACATCATCTTCGATCCAGCGGCTCAGTTCACTGGCGAAGTAAAGCAGGATCGTATATCTACGATGCCAATTGCAGTCGTTTCACCACAGCTTTACGGAGTTCTTTTGAACTACGTTGGCGGTAAAAACTCTGCGTTTGGAGATCGTGTAGCAATGAACGGCCACCTTGGTCAGTTCATGGGGTTCAACTTGTTCTCAAGTAACAACTCACCATACTCTGCACAGCTCCAAATCCCTACAAACCCTACTGATGGTGACACAATCGCTATCAACGGTGTAACACTTACATTCAAGACAACAGTGGACGCAGGTGTTACTGCAGGACAGGTGAAGATTGCCTCAACAGCAGCCCTCACAGCTACAAACCTCGCAGCGTTCTTGAACGCTCCTGGAACAACAGTAGCAGACTCTACAAACGCAGGTTACAACGCTGTTTCTACAGCAAACCAGGCTCTTTTGAAGAACTTGGTTGCCTCAGTTGCAAGCTCTACAAACATCAACATTAAGATGGCCGGACGTGGTTCGGTTGTCGTATCGTCAGTGTTTACATCAGCAAACAACTCATGGCCTGTAACACTACAGACACAGCACCTCATCTTCGGTGTGAATAACAGCATTTCTATTGTTATTCAGAAAACTCCGAACATGATCATCAACCCTGTCTCTGGCAAGGTTGGAAAGGATATCGTTACGTGGACACTCTACGGTATCAAGGTGTTCAAGGATCAGGTTCCTATGCTTGTTGACGTACAAATCAACACAAACGGATTTACAAGTCCAGCAAACATCTTCTACTAATCCACTCATCTACCCTCTATGAAAACTTCATCAAAGATTATCTTGGGAGTTATAGGAGCGGTACTAGTAGCTATCGGTCTTGTAACATTCAACAGTTCACACTCAGTAAACCTTGGGGGGACAGTCGAAAACTTCCCGTCATGGTTTAACAACGGCCTTAGAGTTGGAAGGGGAACCGGAGCAGGTTACTTCGTCGGAGGAAACTCTGGTGATACAACATTTGGAATTGCTACCACCACAAATGGTACAAACCCAATCTTCTCTCTTTCTTCAACCGGTGCGCTTACCGTAAAGGGAGCGTTTACTCAGGGTGGAGGTGTTGGAACAGTTGCCACAACGTCAACAACGTACACACTCGCTTCAACCGACTTCGATACTGAAAACATCGTCTCGGTTACGCCAGGTGGAGCATCACTCACGCTTACTCTTCCAGCTTCATCTACGTTCCCACTTGGAACAACAGTAGGAAGTGAACGAGAGATATTCGTGGTCAATGCTACTACTACATCTGGAATTAACATTACGATGGCGACTACAACAGGAGTATTCCTACGCACGTCATCGTCAACAGCTATCATCCAGTCTGATACAGCAGGAGCAAAGGGTGCAGTCCTTCGCGCAGTTCGCAAGGCAAACTCTGACATCTTGGTGTACATGACATCGTTCAACAACTAGTGTCTACTCTATACCCCACGTGTGTGGGGTATAGGACTAGGTACTAAATACCTAAAATCATTCTTATTATGACACCACTAAAAAAAGCACTACTCGCACTAACAGCTATATATCTAGCGATTTTCAGTTTCTACGCGTTTACACATCAGCAAAGCGTAAATCCTTCTCTTGGCGAAGGTTCAACTATCAACAACTACTACGGCATTCCAACAAACGCAAGTAGCACAATCGGTACAACGTCTGCACTTATCAGTGCTACAAGCACTGCCAGAACTTACTACATGGTCACAAACAAGACAGGTGGTACGCTCACCGTCAGCGTTGGTGTTCCTGCGGTTACAAACAAGGGAGTTGTTCTCGCTGATGGAGCAAGCTGGACAATGAACACAAGCAAGATTTTTACTGCCGCAATTTACGGTATTTCTACAGCAACAGGTTCAGTCTCAATACTAGAAGCAAAGTAGCATGTACCCTATTCTACCTGGACAATCATTTACGATAGTACGACAACTAGGACTTCCTGGTGATACTGCGACGTATTATGTACAGGCAGTAGTAAAAAACTCTGTTACTGGTGCTGTTATTGCTACTGTAAACCTCTCAGGGAACTCAGCACAGCGGTATACTGGCACATTTCAAGCACCTGCTGATAAAACAGGGCTTGGTACCAATATTGACATCACCACGTCTGTGTACACAGACAGTGGGTATACAACTCCTTCACAGCTCTACTCGATAGAAAACACCACATACGTAGTGCGAGATACCTCAAGGTGGGGTAACGGTGGAGGAGGACTCGGTGGTGGATCTACCTCATACAGCCCTGATGTAGACTACGAAAAAATAAGAAAAATGATTTTGGAAGCTGTAGCGTCGATTGTTTTCCCAGTGTTCCCAGAGATGCCAGAGCACAAGGAGACTGACTTATCAGGTGTTATGTCAAAGATTGAGTCACTTGAGAGCGCAATACAAGGCAAGGACTTGTCTCCAATTCACGAAAAAGTATCTGCTCTGCATACGTTTGTTCAAGAAAAACTTGAGCAAATAGTTGAAACGATACACAGCAAGCCAGAGTTCAAAGAAACAGACTTGTCACCTATTCTTGATGCAGTGGAAGACTACTTTGAAGACCACAAAGAAATGCTTAAAGGTAGCGTTTCTTCTCTACGTGAAGACCTCATGTCGAAGCTAGAGGACTTGGACAACCTCGACACGTCGCTTGAGGAGTTGCTTACAAAGACACAGGAACACCTTAAACGAAAGAGGGTTAGACTATCTGAAACAAAAGAGGCACAAGCAGAACCAGAGAAGGACATTTTTGAAATTATTAGGAGCATTTACCCAAAGAAAAAGTAGATCATGAAAACACTAGCACACAAAATAATATACATACTGCTTGGAGCAACTATAGTGACGAGTCTGGCGTACGCAGACACAGTTTCTCCTCTCCCTTTCCTTTCTCGTGTTTCTTCTGGTGACACGAACCCAAACTACCTTTTTTCAAAGTTGGTTGCTGGCACTGGCATAACACTTACAAAAAATAACCCGGGAGCAAACGAAACCATCACTATTGCTGGTTCTGGATTCGCTACAGGTACAAACATGTGGGGTGGAAGCCTTGCTGGCAGTATTTACAACTTAAACTCAGGCAATGTCGGTATCGGAACCACTACTCCAGCCGGGTCTCTTCACGTAGCTGGAACTTCAGGAGCTATTTTCGGAACAGCAACAGGAACTGTAGGGACTCTTTCTCTAACCTCATCAGCACAAGGTTCTCCTGTGAGTGGTCGATTAGCTTTTGGTACAGATGGAACTGGTTGGCAATTTAGAATTGCTCAGAATAATCAAGGGGTTATTTCAGATCTGATGACTTTTGTAACTGGGGGTAATATAGGTATTGGGACGAGTACGCCAGTTTCTAAGCTTCAAGTTGTGGGTGGAGATATAGCGCTTGATACCAACAGATACCTTTTCGCTCCTGGGAGCGGAACTCTCAATATAGGTGACTCATCGGATAACATCAATATTGCTAATGGTTCAATTTACGCGACACCAAATGGAGGAAATGTGGGAATCGGTACATCAACACCAGCAACTAAGCTTCATGTTCTTTCTTCTGGTCAAGAAGTTGCCCGATTTGAATCATCAGATACTCCATATATTTCTTTTGTTGCACCAGGAGCTGTGACAAGCGGTATAATCGGAAGTGATTATGCAGTTTCAGGTGGTATTAACGCAAATACCGACTTAGGTTTTAGAACAGCTGGAAATATGATTTTCCATACTAATGGCTCACCAGAACGAATGAGAATCACCTCAGCTGGAAACGTGGGAATCGGGACGACGAGTCCACAAGCAAAACTCGCTGTGTCAGGTAGTGATGCAACTGTTGCGATAGATAATAATGGTGGTAGCGCAAGCTTCCTCCGCATGTTCAATAACGGTACACAGAGATTTGTTATCGATGCAAGAAGTACTGCTACTGCTCTTAGTTCGCCGACTTCACCGATGACATTCAATACTGCATCAACAGAAAGAATGCGTATCGACAACGCAGGAAACGTTGGTATCGGAACCACGACACCTACTGCAAAATTAAGTGTTACAGGCAATGGAACAGGTAGTATTCTTATGGGGGATGCGACTATCAGCAATCATGCTTCTATCTCTCTTAATGGAACGCTTAGCAATCCTAGCTATAACTTCAGTAGTAGTGTCTCGGATACAAATCTTTATATCAATAGGCCAACTGGATCAGGTATACAGTTCCGAGAAAACAATGGCACACCGCAAATGATTATTGCAACAGGTGGCAACGTCGGTATTGGAACCACAACACCAATCTCTCTCTTCCACATAAGCGGCACAACAGCAGCAACAGCAACACTTGAAACAACAACAGCAAACAAAACAGCAAGTCTCACATTTAGAGCAAATGCTACGGGTAACAGTGTGGACTTGGGTACAATGGACTTCTACAACGCCGCATCAGGTATAAACGCTACTGTGTCTCAAATCGCTGGATTCCAAGGCTCATCTGCAAGTGATGGAGCGCTTCGCTTCTCTACACGAAGTGGTTCTGGTTTGGTGGAAGCTGTAAGAATAAACAATGTGGGAAACACAGGGTTTGGAACAACATCTCCTCTCTACAGAATTGACACCTACAACACAGACGGATCTTCACTTGCACGATTTAAAGACACCGACAGCACCTATGCAGGAGTGGTGATCTCAGGTGATACAAATGGTGGATACGTTGGAAACACAGACATCGGAACAGGTGTGGGCGAGTCCATCTACTTCCAGAATAGTCTAAACGCAATGCGTTTCTATACGCTTGGTACAGAGAGATTCCGTATATCGTCAAATGGAAACGTCGGTATTGGTACGACAAGCCCGATAACAACACTTGATGTGAACGGAACGATCACACAAGCAACGGTAAAATCCTGTTCTCTTGGCCTTACGACCGACGCATCAGGCAGTATCACTGGATGTGTCGTTTCTGATAAGAGTGTAAAGAAAAACATCAAACCTCTCACTAAGTCCATCGACACGTTGATGAAACTAAAAGCTGTCACTTACAAGTGGAAAGATACAACCAAAGACAACCAGGTACACAGTGGGTTTATCGCTCAAGAGGTGGCAAAAGTGCTACCAGAGGCGGTAGTATCTGCTGGGGAAAAACTAAAAGGTGTTGATCCAAACGCTGTTATCGCCCTTGTTGTGAAGTCCGTGCAAGACCTTGTGATAAGGGTTGCAGGATTAGAGGAGAGGTTAGATGAACAACAAGAGGAAATAGACGAACTTCGTGCGTTACTCATTAAAAATAACATTAAGTAATATGGAAACAACAACAGAGGAAGCAATCGCAATAATCGCACAACTAAAAGCACAGGTGGACGCACAGGTGGACGCACAGAAAAAAGTATCAGACGCGCATCAAATCATCCTCGATAGACTAAACGGGATCAGAGAAACACCTGCGGCAGATTACGTCGTGCTACAAGAAGCACTTACAAAGAAAGAACAAGAAGTTGCAACACTTGCGGCATCTCTTAACGAGAAAGAGGTATTGATCCAAACAAAGGACGCGACACTAAGTGAAAAAGACGCAGAACTAGCATCACTCACGGTAGCGGTTACAGAGAAAGATGAACAAATTAACCTACTTTCAACAGAAAAAGAATCAGTAGTTGCTCAACTTTCTACCGTTGAAGCTGATCTCGCCGCTAAAGAAGCACAACTAGTAGAGAAAGACGCACAGATAGCTTCAAAAGAAGCAGAACTAAGCGAGAAAGATACTCAAATCGCCACACTCTCGTCTGAAAAGGTTGCGCTACAAGAAGAAGTAGCAAAGAAGGTAGAGGTTGCAACTGTGGAAGAAGTTGTACCGTAGTACATATATATGACCTTGCTCGACGAACACATAAAAGAAGATCAAGAGAGATACGAGACTATGCAAAAAATACTTTTTGGAGACGAAAACTCAGGTGAGCTAGGAATGACGCAGAAAGTTGACGCGATGTACGAAATACTTGTTAGTGCAAAAACACTCATCAGTATACTTGACAGCTTCGGAAAGATGACAAAGTGGATCGTAGGTATAGGACTAGCTTTTGCGTTGTTTAAGGGTTGGCTTGTTTCACTTATTCACTACTTACTCATCAGGTAACATGAACACAGAAGATATACCAAGAAAAACAGTAGTTGAAGGACTTTTACCACTTCCAGTAGACTCAAGAGACTTTCAACATTCTCAGGTTTTTGGTGCGTCAAACTTTCGTGCTGATATTGACTTCGATGTTTCAAGTGTGAGCAAGATAAAAAACCAGTTTGACACAGACTGTTGTGCTGGGTTTTCTACAAGTGAAGTGAACGAAGACATACAAGGAGTGGTATTTTGCCCTTGGTACCAGTTTGCAAAGATAAAACAAGTGACAGGAGACTACAAGGCGTATGGAGCAGACCTCCGCAGTGCTTGTAAAGCGCTTGTGAACTATGGATCTCTACCAGTCGAAAAGTCTCCTTACTTCCACGACCCGAACAAACCACAGTCAAAAGACAGAGACTTTATCGCAAACTGGACAAACTGGCCACAGTCACTCGACATAACAGCAGGGCTTTACAAGTGCGGTTCGTTCTTTGCTGTCGACGGGTCAGGTGACTACTTCGACAACATTCGGTCTACTCTGTGGCAGAACAAAGATCAGCATGTACCAGTAGAGTTTGGTGTTATGTGGAGAAACGAGTGGACATATGTTTCTAATGGAGTAATACCGGAAGCAAACTACGACACACCATCTGGTAGCGGACACGCACTCAAGATTGTTGGGCAGAAGGTGATAAATGGAGTTCCTTACCTCAAGGTGCAAAACTCGTGGGGAACAGACTACGGAGACATGGGGTATTACTATTTCCCTCGTAGTGTTATAAATAAAGAAGTAAAGATGTTCGGAGCATTTACACTCAAAGACATGGACGCTCAGACGGCAAAAACCTACATTGCCTACAATTTGACAACACAGGACGGTCTAATTGGTGCAATCGTAAAAATAATCATGTCGCTCTATAACGACTTTAAAATACTACTCTCATGACAACATACACAGGCGCACAACTATATTCACTTCTAACATTCCTACTCGGTGGAGAGCAAATCGACGAGGATTCGTTCTACCAACTACTTGACATTTGTCGTGGAAACAGAGAAATGATGCGCCCTTGGTGTGTTTTGAAGAAGGTTGACACAACACAAACGATGTCACCAAGCGACACGTTCAGAACAGCAAAGACACTCCCAGAAGATTTCCGTCGAACACTTGACCAAAATACGATGCAACCTTACGATCCAACAGCAGGAACTACAGGTGACGTATACGACTACTACGCAGAAGTACCATTTGAAGAACAACTCAATTATAAGGATGCCAACGCTTTCTTCATCGACTACGCAAACAACTTGTTCTACGTGTGTGGTACATGCTCAAAGCAACTCACTATCTACTTTTTCTACATAGCAGACTACGGGCCAATAACAAGTTCAACATCTTGGCTCAAGTTCCCTGGACTTTTTGCCCCAATTCTCGCTTTCGATGTAGCGGTTATGTACAAGGGTGGTGTTGACTATGACGCCATCAATGCTCGCATGGCAGAATACAACGGTATGGACGCAAAGAAGATAGAGCAAGCAATGGAAAAGTGGGACAACCAGCTTGCTTTGTCACAAAGAAGGGGTATCAACTACTCTGACAGCACGAGTCGTGGCTACAGAAGTGGTGCTATTGACGTGTACGGAAACCTAGACAACTAACAAAATGGCAAGAATTAGAGGAAAAAAATCAGCCACAGCAGACATCCAGGAGTACATTATTGACGTGTGGGGAGGTTTAAATACCGCTGTAAAGAACATTCGAGAACTTGAAGCAGGGTACGCCTCAAGATCAGTAAACTGGATGACTGGGTGGGATCCTATCAAGAAGAAAGCTGACCGCATAGAACTTCGACGTGGTTCAACAAACCTTGGAATTACAGATCAAGGTGCTGGCAAAGTGACAGGTCTTGGTGTTGGAACAAAGTACGACGGTACAGAAGTGCCTTTTTTCTCATACGCTCGTAAACTTATGTACTGGGACAGTGTTACACAAGACTACGCAGAAATAAGTAGCAACATACTCCCTGCTACAGCAAGTGGAGAGGATGTAGACTTCCACCCATATACGAACCTTGCTGGTGCTTTTATCTACGCGTGTTCACCAAACTCTGACTTTTACAAAATACCTGTCGCAAACCCAGGAAGTGCGGTAGCTCAAAGTGCGTCGCAACGAGGAAGGTTCAACATTTACAAAAACGCTTCATATTTGTGGCAGAAAATACCGTCTTCATCAGTGTCCACCACAGCGTTGCGAGACAATACCGGTCTTTCTCGTTCCTACATAGACGCAAACCTCCTCACACACTATACGTCCATTGGAAACGACTACATGAGCCTACCTGGAAAGCCGTCTGGTGTGGTGAGTTTGACGGGAGGTAACATAGCAGACGGAACGTACTACTACGTCGTAACAGCTTTTGGCCCGTCAGGAGTAGAAACTACAAAAAGTGTAGAAAGTGACGCCATTGTTGTGGCTGGTGGAGGAGGAAATGCAAAAATAACACTAACATGGACAGCCCCAGCAGGAGCGAATGGGTACAATGTGTTCCGAACTACAGTGTCAGGTACGTACACAACACCTGCGCTCGTGTCTGCGTCTATTCTTGGTACTTTGACCGTTCCAACACTTGTTGACACGCTTGCTTCACCAACGACAGGAGCACCTGCCGGAACTACAACACAGCCACTCATCCCTGCTATCGGAACTGGTGACGGTAGTACCAAGACATTCAGTGGCACACTTTCAAATATAAGCGGTGCTTTTACTGCTTTTATAGTAAACATCACGGACGGGATAGAAAACTTCACAGACACTAAAAACGGAACATTCCAAGGCTCTCTTAGTGGTACAGGTACGATAAACTACGCAACTGGTGCGTACTCTGTGACGTTTAATACTGCCCCGGCTAGTGGAGTGCCTATAACCGCAAGCTACTACAGAGAGGACGCAACCGTTGGAGGAATACTCGACTACACATACTCAGCAACGCGTACTATTGGACAAGGTGAATACTATCCACAGTTTGACGGATCAGGAATACTGCAAAACACACTCCCGTATGCAGGACAGACATACCAGTTTCACAACCGGTCTGTGTGGAGCCTTCTTCTTTCTCAAGGGGATCTCACAAACACAAACAACCCGTTTCGAGACACTATGGGAATACCGTATCACCGAGCAGCGTTTGCTGACGCGGACGGTATTTCTTTCCTCGACAACACAAACCCGGCACAACCAAGAGTAAAACTGCTATCTATACCTGCCACAAGCACAACAACGCTACCTTCTGACCTTTCAGATGTGCTTGACCTTTCTCCATATACACTCACATCTGCTGTTGTGTACAGGTGGGGAGACTACCGAATTGTGTCTTTACAAGGGACAAAAACGTACAACGATACCACTTTTGTACAAAATGTGAATAGTAAATACTGGGATCAGCTCGACTATCGTATAACGTGTTGCGCTGAGTACAACGGCACACTCCTTGGAGGAGACTCAATCTCTAACAATGTGTACGTCTTGTTCTCAGGTTTTGACGATGACGGGCAGGTTATCTCAAACGTATGGGAAAGTGGAGAAATGGACTTGACGCTAGACGGCCAGAAGAAAGTAAAACGTATGGTGATAGAGGGACTTATACAACCAAATCAGTCGTTTGACATAAACCTTGGCTACGACGGAGGAACACCTGTGAACGTGTTTACGGTTCAAGGAGATGGTGTGTATGTGTCAAAAGGTACACCAACAACAGTTGGAAACTACACACTTGGAAGCAAGGTTGTTGGTAGTACAGATCAAGTATCTGCGTACCCATACCGTGTGGACTTTCTTATTGCCACAGACAAGTTCGAGTTTATAAAAGTACAGCTAGTCGCGCAGGGAATAGGGTATGTTTCAGTGAACCGTATGGTGTTCAAAGACATACGAAACAAAGGACATCATCTTATACCAACTCAAACAGTTGGGTAGATTACAAAAAGACAACAAATTATACAATACATCCATGTTACATACTCTTCTCACAAAAATAGGAATGTCTATAGCAGGTATGGGTCTTATGATTGGTGGCTTGCTTGGAGCACCAGGAGTAGACCTTCTGACGCAGAACCTTGGGTCTACTGTTCCACAACTTCCTGCAAACTTTGAAACATCGCTCGCTTCCCCTATTCTGTCTACTGACACGTCAATGACACTCGTTTCTGGTACACTTGCAGACGGAACAACACTTTCAGGGTATACCTGTTTCGTTGTTGACTCAGGTCTTTCAAACAGTGAGTTTATCTGTGGAACTGCGTCAAGTACGTCTGTTACATCACTTGTGCGTGGTATAAACCCAACATCAGGCACAACCACGGTATCTGCACTACAGTTCTCACACCGACGAGGGGCTGACGTAAAAGTTTCTGACTACCCAGCAATCGGAGTCATGAGAAACATACTTGCCGGAGTGGATGGTTTCCCTGGTGCTGTGCGTTACGACACCGGAGTTGCTACCACTACCATCATCCTAGACGGAAGAAACCTCGTAAACTACTCACTTCTACAAAGCACTGCTTTCTCTGGTGCTGTCCCTGCTTCTACTACAACGCTTGGACTGGTAAAAATGAGTACTGATCCTTCGTCTGCTTCAAGCCCGATCGCCGTAGGTACCAACGACGTTCGTCTAACAGGAAAGTCGGGTACAGTGCTTTCTTCCACAAATCCACCAATTGACCTTGCGTATACTGCCACAACGTCAACAGCAAACAGAGTAGTAACAGCATCATCTACTGGACTTATTGACAACAGTTTTATCGACTCTGGTACTACAGCAAGCAAAATAGTAAAACTTGACGCGTCTGCAAAACTTCCTGCGGTGGACGGATCACAGCTCACGAACCTTCCTGGTTCTGGTCTTATATATTCAACTAGTACAGCGACAACAGTTGCTAGTTCTGCGTCAGAAACAAACTTTGCATCTACTACCATACCAGCAAATACAATCTCCACGGCTGGATCTGTACTTCGTCTAAGGGCACACATTTCTGCTTTTGCTATTTCAGGAACTTCAAATAGTGCTACTTTCAGGTTTAAGTACGGCGGAACAACACTTGCAACGAATACTTTTTCAACAAACGCTTCTAACGGTGCAGGAACTGGGTACTCAGGTACTATAGAGTTCGTTATCATTGCAACAAGCACCGCGGCACAAAAAGGAGTAGCAGTAACACAAGTAGCAATAGGAACTTTTGGTAACAACGCTGGATCTCTTAGTGGTGCTTCTGCTTCTACCCAAACGGGTACAGCAAACGGAACTGTAGATGCGACAGCAGCACAAAGTCTTGTGTGTACAGTGCAGTTCAGTAACAGCGGAGCAAACGATAACGTAACAATACAGGATATTGTTGTAGAAAAAATAAAGTAACATGGCAACTACTGACAACACAAAAACACCAACGTCAACTACAGTACCGTATACCGGGTACACTTCGTCGTCTCTTCCTGCAACTGTTACCACAACACCAGTAGTAACACCTGCGCCTGTAGTTCCAACAACGCCAACAACACCTACACCAGGCGCTACACCATCACCAGATGGCTACTATGCACGTTCTACTCCTGGTGCTGACGCTGCAACTTCGTACCTTGGAACATTCAAGCCACCAGTATCAGAGGACGAGGCTTTCAATAAGTACAGAAAAGAAACTCAGGCGCTTATCGACACCATCAATCAGTCATACGACAGACAAGTGGCTCAAACTATTAAGGATAACGAGGCAAACGCTGTTGGAGCAGGAACAGAAGCGGCAATAGCAGGAGGAAACGCTGGCGCGAGCGCTGCTCGTATGCGTGGAGAAGCTGACCCAAAAATAGCATCAATCGAAACACAACGACGTGCTGACATAGAAAAAGTGAACCAGGGTATTATTTCAAGCGCAGAACAGTACGCGAAGCAGTCAAAAATAGATGCTCGACAGTCTGCCGGTGACGTACTTGATGTTGGTGACAAGTTGAAGAACGATGCAACAAACTCTATAAAAACACTTGCGTCTGCTCACACTGACTGGGAAAACTACAAGCAAAGTAATCCACAGGCGTACCAGGCGCTCGTCACTTCTCTTGGTGGAGACTCAAACATAGCAGATGCTATATATGCAAACTCTATTCCAAAACAAGACGTACTACAGCAGTACATCAATGGAAGCAAGGTGATACAAGTAACACAAGACCCTGTAACACGCAAAGTTTCAACACAAAGCTACGATATTGGAGTAGATCTACCAAAGAATTGGCAGCAGCAGAAAATCGGTACAAACTCTGTACTTTTCTACGATCCAAACACGTTCAACCCAAACGACCCGTCTACATTCAAGATGTTTGCAACCGACCCACTCACGGGTATGCCTGTTGTCACAAGCGGAACACAAGCATCAACAAGCACTACACCAGGAGGTATGGACATTGTAACAGCAACAAGTACAGCAATGGGTATACCTGAAACAGATCTCGGAGTCCCAACTTCACAAGCCGTAGATCAGTATGGTCTTGGTAACATTGTCGCTGGACTTATAGCACAAGAGGGTGGATCTCCAAAAGGAGTAGAAAACAACCCAGGGAACATAAAGTTCGTAGGGCTTCCTGGACAAGTAGATAGTGGCGTAAAAGCTACTGACGGAGGAACATTTGCTTCGTATGCAACAAAGGAAGACGGCATTCGTGCAGTTGGTGAGCTTGTTGTGAAAGCAGGAGACAAGCCACTACAGGACTTTATCGCTTCGTACAAAGGTGTCAGTCCTGACGCAATAAAACTTGAGTCTCCAAAGTCAGGTAGTATTCTTAGTGCGACTGGTATTTCTACACCAGTATTCAACTATCTCACAGGAGGAACAGCAACAATGTCACGCATGTCTGCCGCGCAGAGAAACCAAATAATGAACCAAGCAACTGAGTTCCTTAATAAGAACGGTATCGACATTTCTACGTTCCAGTCTCAATATAAGGCGTACAACGACGTACTTTCTGCAAACATTCAGCGAGCAAACAAAACAAAGATCATGGAGAGTGAACTTATTGGTACGATAGACAACCTGAAAGGTGTTGTAAAAGACGCTGATCTTGGTAGTGTGAGTGCTGCAAACGTGGCAAAAGTCCTCTTAGGAGAACAGGTAAACGACCCACTCGCCACACAGTACGCTTTCCACTTTCAGCAACTACAGAATGAGCTTGCCGGGTACTTTGCAGCGTCTCAAGGTAAAAACAGCCCTGACGTAATAGACAACAAAGACGCCGCTGACGCTATAGCGAAAGGTATGGCAACCGGTTCACTTGACGGGCTTAGGACTTCAATAGAAAACTCTACGTCAAAAATGGGTAGTGTTCTCCAAAAGAGTGTTGACAGTTCTCGTAAAGACGTCTGGGATCTATTCGGTGTAGGAGACAAGTACCAAACACAGTTTGACAAAGACAGTAGTCAGGTAAACAAAGTTCTTTCTTCAAAGGGAATAAACTACAACGACTTCGTATCAAAAGCACCAACGGGAAGCATACCAGTAATTAAAAAAGACACAGGTGAAGTCGGGTATATACCCGTAGAAGAGTACGTTGCTTCAATATACACAAGAATCTAACCATGCCATTTACTCCCTACTCACCAACGACATCGCCTCTAGGGGGAACACAGGCAACTCCTCCACAAACTCCTCCAAAAAGCGGTGGTTTTATGCCTGTCACAGCAGAGTCTCTCGCTAGTATGCAAACAGCTCCAAAAGCACCACTTGGACAACCAAAGGAAGACGTTGGTCTTTTCAAAGGAATAGCACAAGACGCAACAAAAACACTCATAACAAAGCCCGTCGTTAGAACAGCACAACTTGCCACAACAATAGCAGAGCCGTTTCTTTCTCCACAAAGTCAGGAGAAGGCACGTACCTTTTCTACGTCTGAGCAGTCAGTAGACTACCCAGGTATAGGGAAAGTAACAGTAGAAGCACCTGGTTCTACTGGTTCAGAAGTAACCAAAGACGCAATTTCTTCTGCGCTTGGTGCAGCAAGCTACCTTGCGCCGTACGGAAAAATTGCAGGAGGAGTAGAAAAAGTGATAACAGGAGCGCTCGGAAAGTATGTCGCACCAGCGGTTTCTAAAGTTTTGAGTAGGTCTGTAGCAACAGGACTAGGAGGTTACGCAACGGATGTAAAGTCAAATATAGAGGAAGGGAAAACAGGGAAAGATGTACTTAAACCTGGTGTTGGTACGGCTGTCGGCGTTACTTTGCCACTAATAAAACCAGCAGTGAAAGGTATTGGAACAGTTGCAAAAGAAACACTTGGACTTTCTACCGGTACCGGCGCTGGTGTAATAGGAAAAACGTGGGACGCAGTGATGTCAGGTGGAGAAAAACTAAAGTCTTTTAAAGAGGGACTTGGAACAGAAGCGGATGCTATTGTATCAGAAGCAAGGGACGCGCTCGGTACAGTAATAGACAATAGAAACATCGCATATGAGAAGCAACTACAGAGAGTCAAAGGAGTAAAGGGAACATATGACATCGCGCCCGTAAAAGACAAGTTCAGTGCAATGCTAGACAAGTTTGGTGTTTCTACAAACTCAAAAACAGGAGAACTTGACTTTTCTCGTTCACCTGGTCTTGGAAGGTACGAAAAAGATCTCAAAAACATGATGAACATGATAAACGACTGGGGTACTAAAAAGGGTGACAGAACTATTGTTGGTATCGACAAACTAAAGCAAACAATCGACGACTTCCGCATAGGTTCTACTGACTCTAAAAAGTTTGATGCTTTCGTTACTGCACTGCGTGACACTGCGAAGAAAATACCTGGTGACAACCCAGAGTACATGAAGCTACTGAAAGACTACGAAACATCTACTGGACAAATTAAAGAGATACAAAAAGCTCTTTCGTTGGGAGACAAAGCAAGCGTAGATACTGCTTTCAGAAAACTAACATCCTCGCTTCGTACAAACAACGAGTTCAGACTACAGATGATCAAAGAGCTTGATGACGCTTCTGATGGTTTCCTCTCTTCAAAAATAGCAGGTCAGCAGATGGGCGAGATACTACCGAGAGGGCTTGCACGACAAATCGAAGGAATCGGTGGACTTGCAGCAGGTGGAGCTGGTGCTGCAACGCTTGGGCTTGGTGTACTAAAGTTTATTCCTGCAGCGCTTTTTGCTTCCCCTAAAGCTGTTCAAATGATGATGCGAGCAATAGGAATACCGTCAAAACTAGTTGGCGAGCTTTTCAACGCGATAGAGGAAGAAGCTATCTACAGAAAGTAGATACTAGCAGGTGTCTTTGTTGGCTATATACAACCAAACAAACATATTTGCAAGAACCCAAAGCATTGCTGTCATATACCGTCACACTAACACATATTTAAAACTTTGCAACGTCTAGATTACAAAACCTGTGGATAGCATACAATGGTACAAATGGCACTCTTCGGTAATATAAAAATGAATAACCCGGAAGCAAATGGTATGAAGTACCTCTTTATCTCTTTTGGTGGGGAATCTTTACCTATCGCATACAAGCTCGTACAAGAGGGCAAAACAGTGGTATACGGCATGATAGACGACAGCAAGGACACTCTCACTGAGAACGAACTAGACGGCTACAACCCCGAAAGACCGGAAGACAAGAAGTACCGACTTAGACTTTACGACGGTTTACTAGAAAAAAACACAGCGGATCAAGTGGTTGTGTGGGCAAAATCAGTCAAAAACCCATCAGAGTGGTTCGTTTTCTCTGACATCAACAACACATTCAAGTACATGGACAAACTGCGTGCTATGGGCTTCGTAGGCCTTATGCCGACAGAAGAAGAACGAACAATGGAAGCAGATCGCAACAAGGCAAAGGAGTTCGTAAAAAAACACTACAAAGACCTCGACGTTGCAGAAGTGCAGGAGTACAGCAAAGTGGAAGACGCTGTTGATTTTTTGGAGGAAACTGAGGACACGTGGGTACTTAAAGCGCTTGGCGAACGAGGAAAAACAATAGTGCCGCAGACTCATGACGTAGAGTTTGCAAAGACAGCACTCATTGATGTGCTCACTGAAAAGAAAAAAGACTACGAAAGTGAAGGGTTCATACTTGAAAAGCGTATACACCCTGTTAGAGAAGTGACACCGGAAGCTGTGTTTTGGGACGGAAAACTCGTATTTACTACCGTTGACATAGAAAATAAGCCGGCATTTGACGGAAACCTTGGGTGTCAAACTGGTTGCTCTCAGTGTATTGTGTTTGAAACAGACAAAAAAGCAAAGATAAACGACATCGCTTTCCCGCCTGTCGTGTATGAGATGGCAAAAAAGCACAAAGGGATGTTCGTGTGGGACGCGTCTATCTACCTCGATGAGAAAGACAACATGTACTTCGGAGAGTTTTGTGCAAACCGTGTTGGTTGGGACAGTATTTTCGCTGAAATTGTAATGAGTGACTCCGTTAGTTCATTTTTCGAGGGAATAGTGAACCAAGAAAGTCCATTTATTCACAAGTACGGATCTACTGTGAGAGTGTTCAACATACTACCAAATGGAAAACTTATGGAAGACGGCCTGATACAGTGGAAAGACTGGGTTGAAGATTACGTTTTTGTGTACGACATGTACAAAAAAGGAGACACGTTTGTGACAACTGGTGCAACGTGGGACACCGCTATCATAACAGGGTGTGGAGACACCGCGGAAGAAGCGATAGACGAAGCATATGAAAACTGTGAGTTCTTCAACTTTGAAGCTGACATGCACAGAACAAAACGCGACTTTCTAGCAACAGACTACGAAAACGCAATCATGGACAGACACTCACATTTATTAAAGTCTAGCCTACTATAACCATGAACAACCCAAAGTATCTAGTGATCCACCATAGTGACTCACTCACAAGCCCGTCAAACCGCCAGTTTGACACCATAAATCGACTACACGGAGCACCACCAAACAACTTCCCAAAAAGCTCTCTTGGGTATACGTGCGGGTACCACTACTTGATCGAGGTAAACGGTCAACTTATTCAAGCGCGAGCTGACACCGACATCGGAGCGCACACACTTATGCACAATTCGGACAGTCTTGGTATATGTGTTACAGGGAACTTTGACCAACAAATGCCTACCGACGCACAACTGAAAACTCTCAAAGAGCTTCTGATCCAAAAGAAAGCTCAGTATTCTATTCCTACATCAAACATCGTGTGTCACCGATACTTCGCAACTACGAGCCTACAAAGTGGAAAGTTCGTACCAAATACAACCAAATGGAAGACGTGGGACAACTGTATGCCGTACAAAAGCTGTCCTGGTTCTAACCTCGCTGACAACTTCGGAGCACTCCTCGTCGCTCCGCCACCACAAGTGGTGAGTGTGGAGGACGTGAATACAACTATCAGTATTCTCGACAGGATTATACTTTTACTTAAAAACTATCTTGCTCAGCGTAAAGCTCTTGGTGCACCACTACACGAGAGAAACGAAGCACAATAACATCATGGATACAACAAAACTTAAACTACACATTGTATCGTTTGCACACACATTCCTTGCAGTTTTTATCCCTATTTTCATCGTCAACTTGAACTCTTTTGACTTCACAACAATTTCAAAAGAAAGCCTCATAGCTTTTGGCGTTGCAACGATGCGCGCAACTGTAAAAGCACTATGGAACATGCTTGCTGAGAAGTACGCACCATCTCTTTCAAGCGCTCCAAAGAACAACTACTAGGAAAGTGGATAACATGTGGATAGCTTGGTATCTTTTCACAGTACCACTTGCTACCATAAGGTAATGGACTACAAAAAACTTCTCATACTTGTTCTGTGCTACATACTTATGTACCGCACGGAAACGGCGCACGCTGTTACACAAGAACCTGTTACAGTGAACGACATACAGATCAAAATATCTGCCTATGCTTTTATTTACGGCATAGATGTCGACGTTTTCTCCACCGTTTTGTCTTGCGAAAACCCATCCCACGACCCAAAACTGCAAAGTGAGATGAAGTACACAAGAGATCACCCTGAGTGGGGAGTAAAAAAAGGAGACAGAGAACTTTCTTATGGACTGAGTCAAATACACCTACCGACAGACAAAAGTGTTACCTACGAAGAAGCAACTGACGTAGACTTCTCACTTCGTTATATGGCAAGCGAACTTTCAAAAGGGCACGGCTCTCGATGGAGCTGTTACAACCTACATTACAAAGTGTGATGTAGGAGTATATTTAAAACGTAACGCGGTCAGATAAGTTGTCCGTAAAGCCGGGCCACCGCGGCCAGTTCTTTGAACGGAGGATCTATGTACGTCTGTCACCGGTGTGCAAAAAGCATCCTTCCTTCTGAGCTTGTCTTCCAACAAGAGAACGGAGTGAGGATGTCGTACCACATCTACTGTCTTGGTCTGAAAAGGGCAAGTCAGTGAAAAGGCTGATGAACCCAGTCATACCAGACTACCGCCCAAAAGCGGAGCGAAAGGTGGAGGAAGTAACACTTCCACCGCGAACCTGCCTCGTCTGCAACAAGACGACACAGGGCTATGGCGTTTGGCAACACGGCTACACATGCAGTCGGAAGTGCGAAACAGTCCAGGAATCGAAACCGAGAGACTTTGGAGAGCCAGATGAAAAACTTTCTCTACTATGTGGCAGCAGTGACACTGCTGTTCACGATGTCGCTCCCGTCGAAGGCGGGGACGAAGGACGAACTGCGTGAACTGCTCGACGGAAAGCAGATCGTCTACGACGGCGTGTGCTGGTTCGACGCCAAGAACGTGATCACGTTCAAGCAGGAGAGCAAGAAGAGCGTCAAGCGCTGTGTCGTCGGCATGGAACTGCCCGACCAGTCCAAGCACTACATCCTGCTGATCAACAAGAACGGCGCAACCGAGTTGCTGGTGTACGACGAGAAGACCAAGCAACAGAAACTTCTCTGGTGGAACGGCCATGAGGCATGACCGTCACGAGAAGGAAAAACTACACGAACTTCGTGTAGTTTTTAATTTTTCAAGTACCACTCCATCATTTCGCTGTGTGAGCACCAGAGGTAGACGTCGCTTTTTTGACCCTCTGTTTTGTAGCAGTACTCGTATACGTGAGTTTTACTAACGACGGACTTGTTTCGATACGACTTGTAGAGTATACGAGCTTGACCAACACGGTTCCTGAGTATTCCGAGGTTGAACCTCTTTATGTCTTTTTTAAAGTTGGTGTTTTTTGACATCTTCCCAAGAAGCGGGTAGTGATCTATAACACCGTTTTCTACCAACCAAAACACACACTTCTCCTGTCCTAGTCTTGTTGGTACAAAGTACCCGTGACACTTTGGATGAGCACAGTCGCAAGGAATAGGATCTATAGCAAGTTTAAACTCAGGCTCCTGGTTTTCGTGAAAAACAACGTCGTTTCCTTTGTTGTTTATTATAGCAAGCGCTCGTCCTCTCTTTTTCATCTGTACAGTGTATATCTTAAACGTGTTTTTAAAACACCACTATCCACATGTGAGACACCGTTTACCCTCTAATGTCTTTTCTTGCATGGTGTGTGGGGGTCTATTTACAGCTGTTAAAAAACTCTGTGATTTCTTTTAATGGTTCTATATGTCCCATGTATATTCTTCTCCATTTATAATTACCTAACCAGGTTTTATATTGTTCTTCAACTTCTACAATGTTAGAACCAAAGTATTTGGTAACCCTATAGTAGTCTATTATCCACTTAAACTCATAACTTTTTTTCATATTTCTAGTCTTTGTAGTATTTTCATACATCTACTTCTTAAGGGCTTCTAAGACTTTCACTGGGTCGTAAGGCCCCCAACTGTACTGTCCCATCCTTTCCACTACGTCAGTGAGTGCTTCTGCATACCCCTCTGTGTACCCTATCTTGTACCTTATATCAGACAGTTGATATCAGACAGTTGACCTTTTCTGTATGCTTTCTCCTCTGCTTTACGAATCTCATCTTTGATAAAGTCTACCCAATCAGAATACTGAATAAACGTATTACAGTACATTTCTGATACTTTCGTTTCCAACTCTTCTGGTTGTTCAACTGGTTTACAATTTTCACAAGAAAATCCTTTATGGGTATGGTTTCTAGTACATTCTGTTGTACACGTCGTTTCTGCACAATTACAATATTCTTGCTGTGGAAGAGACTTTGCGAAGTGATACGCACAGAGTTTTTCTCCAAAGCAACTTCTACACTCTTCTGGTTGTGTGGAAGGTCTACAGATAGGGTCTTGCCACTTGCATTTTGTACAAATGTACTCTGGTACTCGAAACTCTTGATTTCCACACTCTGGGCACTGTTGTGCTAGTTGTCTTTTTTCTGTCATATTAGTTTGTTAGTAGTAAAAGACGTACTTACCAAGCATTGTTACCGACACCACTGTAAATACTATGTAGATTAGTATTGCAACTTTTAACCAAAAGTCAGTTTTCATATGTTGTGTTTGGTTGGTTTGTTAGTAGTTTCTTGCACTTTTCTATCTGCTCTTGAAGATAGATGATGTCTTTACTAATGATTTGGTATTTACCGTTTTCTACTCCGTTGTACATGTCATCGGTTGGTAGTTCTATTTTCATCATCCCCTTCTTCCTTGCCAGCTCTGCCTCAAGCAGTGAGATTTGAGAGGAGATGAGGATTGGATAAATTGCATTATGCACAACTCCTATTTCATCAACACCACTCACTGTTTCTTCTCTTAGGTTTAATTCTTTTGCAAGTTTTGGTAGTGTTTCTTGCTTAAAAGATTCCGCACTCTCCTGTGCGATTTTACTTAGTGACATGGTTGTTGTGATTGTAGTGCTGATTTAATTGTTTCGACTATTTTCCTCATTCTTTTACCTTCCCAGTTTTCAGTACTGGTAGTTTCTCTTTTGTAGAGCCGTGCGTATTCGTCACACAACCTCTCCACGTCTATTTCCTCTGACCTGCTTTGGTGATCAATTTCGTTTCTTGTTCTCATACGATTTGTCGTGGTTAGTTGTTTAAAAGTTCCTTAAAGTATGACTCGATATCTTGGCCTTCCTGGATGTGGTCGATGAGGCGGTGCTGTTGGTATTTCCAAGTTTCCTCAGACATTTCCTGGTACTGTTGACCGTACTGGCTGTCAACGTAGTCTTCTTTTACGTACTTTTCCGTGTAGGTTCTTTTACTCCACCCCAACCCACGCCCTAACGCTTGCCAAAATAGTGTATCGAGAAGGAACGTTTCTACTGGAAAGTCTATGACTTCTCCTCGTGCTTCAAACGCCGCTACTGGCCTGTACCAGCTTTGTACTTGCTTAAAGTCATACCCATTCTCTACCGCTGTCTTGATTGCTTTGTTTGTGTATGTTGACATGGTTATAGTATATTTACCTGATAATCTCCGTGCATACAGAGGACAAGAAACGCTACAGTCAAGATCACCAGAACTGCTACCTGTACCGCGTGTATCTTTCTTTCTACTGATACTGACTTTGTATAATCTCCTAGTTGTTTGCGTGTTATGTTGTTCATTCTCTGCTGTTTAAAAACTTTGTAATTTCCTCCATATTTTCAACACGGAGTCGGTACACTGATAACCTCCCTATTTTCCTATCTTCTACCAGTTCTGGGAAGTGTATAGCGAGATCTGATGCTCGTGCCGGAGCGCGGTGAGAGAGAAAGTCTCCTTTACTGTTCACTCGACCAACAAACTCGTACGACCACCACCAAATCTTCTCTATACGGTTTGTCTTCCTATAGAGGTACTCGTCGTACATCACTTGAACCACCTTTTGAACACCAGTGTGATCTGACTTCGTTCTTTTTCTTGACTCGTACAAGTCTCTCATCTCCTCAAACTGTTTTTCAGAAACAGCATCATTTGTTTTTTTCATGATTAAGCTCAGCTAGTTTTTTAATGGCAACGTCTTTGAGTCTTTGAAGCGGTGGGTACAGCACGTTTATTTCCAGTTGACTGTCTACCCACTGTTTGTACGGCTCTGGCTCAGGAAACTCATACCCGTTTTGCATAAACCAGTCCAGTATTCTATCCAAAAACTGTCGGAACTCTTCTTTGTTACAGTCGGCGGTGCTTTTTGACCCTTGCACCAACTTTCCGTGAATGTCGTAGTAGTAATACGGCAAAAACTCCTCTTTTAAACACGCACGCGCCATCTCTGCGTCCATAACCGTCCAACGCCCATTTCTGCCCTGTACGAAGTGCTGTAGCGCAAAATAAGGAACTACCGCACCCTCGAAGAAACGACGCACCTGTGTGGCAATCTGCTCGTCTGGTGTTATTTTGAGTCGCATACCGTCGTTTTCCTTGAGGAACTTGTCCCACATGCCCTTGTGGTAGTCGGATGAAAACTGAATGCCTCCGTTTTTGACCTGTACGTTGAATACGTTTTTCATACTAGTCTCTCCTTAAAGATAGTTCCGTCTTTTATACCCCTGTACTTTTCACAGTGATGACAAGGAATAGGTGTGTTGTAGTCGTCTCCTGCGCTCACTTCTCCTGTGTTTTTACACTCGAAACACATACGGTTAGGGTTGAGAAAACAGGTAGGCTCGTGCCTTTCCATAAAACTCTTTGTGGATCTCTTGCTACAGAAGTCGCACTTGTAGCGCTTCATTGTTCGTACTTCTATCATGGTGTTTACCTGTTTACTGTACTTCTCACTTTCTTGCACCCAAAACAGACTTGAGTGAGTGCGTCGTGAAAAGTTGAGTAAATTGCTTGCTGCGTGTGCTTTCCCTCACAGTTTTGTATGTGAGTCCTAACGTCTTCCATTTTTGGTATATATTCGTAGTCAAAGTTCGTCATGTTTATTGTGTTAGTTTGTTACCTTTTTTGTCGCACTCATACAGCACTGTTCCTTTTTCAAATGCAATTTTGTGTGGGTACTGAGGGTTTTCCCAAGCATACATGTCTTTCGGATTTACCGATATTGCAATATACTTGTCGTCACTTGTTTTCCTAAACTCATCACAGAAGTAGGTACGTGAACACGCATGAAACTTTCCTTCTCCGCACTCCTCTTTTTCTGGGTTGTAGTCGTGATGTTGCATCTTTTTACCTATACTCCAAAGTGTCTCGTTTTTGCTACCTTCTTGGGTCTTAAAGTCAGATGAAACTCTTTTGTAAACAATCACTTCTTTTTCTTTCTCGATTCCCTCTTTTTCGAGCCATCCATTTACGCCAGGTTTATATTTCGGAACTATCACGGTCGCCGTTTTAGCTTTCTTTATGATTTTACCTTTGGCGAGTTCCCAACACACTGAAAACGCAAAAAGTGCCACAGTTGCATAGTCCGAACTTAGGCGGACAGCACTGTTCCCCCACGCCTCCACTGAACTGTTCTCCCGCGCCACCACTGAACTGTTCCCCCACGCCACCACTGAACTGTTCCCCCGCGCCACCACTGAACTGTTCTCCCGCGCCACCACTGAACTGTTCCCCCACGCCACCACTGAACTGTTCCCCCACGCCACCACTGAACTGTTCCCCCGCGCCACCACTGAAC